AAATTCCTTCTAATCTTAACTCTTGTGATATTTGAAGTAATCGCAGTGTCTATATCATCAATTATATTCAATGCCTTACTGTATTTGAATCTACCACCAAATTTATTGACATCAGTTGATTTAGAGTACGTTGTAAGACCCTCTACAATTCTTGTTTTGAGTGCATTTACGTTACTGACCTTTGATGCATCAAAATAAACAAAAGCATCAAGTTCAACATAGAGTAATTTAAGATCAAGTATCTTTTGATTGATTCCTGCAAGTGAGTAGTTCTTTAAATCTGCTAAAATGAGTTGTTTATCAAAATCTGACACATAATCACCATTTTTTGGTTTGATTGTAATTAAGACAGTTCCAAATTCTGGTGGATCTAATTCTTCACCACCAACTACAGAAACACTTTCAGTATTTGGGTAAATATTTTGAATTATTGCTTCATAGTCTCTTCCTGTAACTGCTCTATACTGTGCGGAGTATAATCTAGGTGCAAAATACTTAACAGAGTCAATTGATTCGATATCACCACCATTTGCTGCCTTTGAAACGGTTGTTATGTTTGGTAATGCAGTTGGAGGAATGATATTTTTTAAAGTATCTAATACAGTTCCAGAATATGTAAAGTTTGAAGGTCCGTTACCTTCTCTTCCATCAGTTATAATATATCCTACAGTTATTTCTGTTCCATTTTCCAATTTTTTACCAAAAACACCATCTCCAAATAATAATTCATATTTTTGGTCTTGAACTTCTTGAATTAGGTATGTTAGTGATGTTCCCGTGACTCCTACGATGTTATCTACCTTTGAATACTGCAAACCAGGTGCATCATCAGAAGGACCTTTGACATAAGCGACAATTGTTGAACTATCAACGAAAGAATTATCAATTATGAACCTCTGATCAAGAGAACCATCAACTACAAACAATTGTTGTACATAAGTTCCTTGATAAACTGTGATAGGATCTTCTAAAGTACCAAAAGTTGCAACTCCATTATTTACAGTAGTTGTAATATCTTCAGAAATTGAAAAAGTGAAGGAATCTTCGGCAGAACTTGCCAAACACACTAGACCTGCCTTTAAGGTCAGTGAAGAGGTGTCATATGTAGTGGTATTGATTGATACAGGAAATGATATTTGTGCCCTTGCAGCGGTTCTGGAGCGTGGTACATAACCAATGTTTCTTGCAAGTGAAACTACGTTTTCTCTTAATACAGCAGAGTCTAAAAATGACTCATTTACGACCATATTTGAGTTTACAGCAGTTATATACGTATTATATGCTAATGTATCGATTAAAACGGAAAAATTCGACCCTTCAAAGTCAAAATCAGTAAAATCTGAATTTGAACGGATGTAATCTTTGATCGAAGTCTTAATTTGATCAAAATCTAGGTTTGTAAATTTTGTAAAAGGCATTTACCTTGTTGCTTCCAGCATAAATGTGAATTCTTGTGTTACTAACTCGGTTCCAACAATGTCAAAAAACACTTTTACCTCGAATTCGTTGTCATCTGGACGTGCAATTGCCTCAACATTGACATTATCGACTCTTGGTTCAAAGTTTTCGATCACAGTTTCGATTTCTTTCTGAATTACCGATGCAGTACCGAAATCTACGAAGTCAAAAAGACTCTCTCGGACTCCAGAACCGATAATTGGTTGAAAAAACCTCTCTGTAGGAATAGTTTGCACTAAATTCCGTATCGAACGCTTGATTGCGTTCTCATTTTTGATTACAGTAAGGTCTTTTGTCACTGGATGAGGGTCAAAAGACAGACTAATATCCTTAAATGCTTGAGATATTCGTGTAACTGCCATTAGAACATGAGTTTTCTTGTTTTATTTATGACAGTTTTTACTAAAAATTATTTTTACCCTAAATTTATGTCAAAAGCGGTGTTTCCAGCACCTACATTCATGTCAATGTTGCCTGTTTTGCGTTCTTTTGCTGTTTTCCAGAAATAATTCTCCTCTGAACCCAATCCATCACGATCATGACCGTTCTCAACTTGATAATACACTGTTGAAACCTTAAAATCGGGTGTTTTTGGCACTTCTGGAGTGATACTGTTGTCGTAAATCCTCATTCTGTTGTTCGGATAGAGGCAAAACTGCCCATTATCGAGTTCAAGTAGGTTATGAGACTTATGTTCGGCAGGTTGTTCACTCGTTGAGTAGTCAATTGAGTCTACATCTTGGTGATAATTGTCTAAAGTGCAGATATAAGTGCCCGTTTGAGTGCCAAAGTCTCTTGTCATGACCTCATAGTGCATCGAACCGATGAATTGTTTCTGTACTGCGACCACTCCGTAGTCCATACAGTTCCAAAATTGAAGATTGTGAAGCGTCATATCGGGTTTTGGTGTCTCTGGATCCGAGCAAAACGCTGAAATCGGCAGTTTGTCAAACATTGCAGCATAATCTGGGAGATAAGTCTCAAAATAAAATGCCCGACCAGGTATACTTTTCGCTGATACCCAGACTCCTTTGACAAATTCGCCATGACCACTCTTGTGGTCGGTTAAATATTCTTTTCTTACCCATACCTCATAAGAAGGTAGGTTCGCAATTAAACAAGCCATTTAAACGTGATGATAAACTTCGACATATGCCTGACACTTCGGACAGGTAAAATTAGAAAAGAAGTCATATTCTGACTCCTCTCCATCATTGATATCTTCCATATCGTGGTCGGCACCCCATATCAGTTCCGTACCACAGTGCCAACAGTTCATTTTCCCTGCCCTCTGTATCTTTTACGAGCCGAGTTACGGGAGGTTGCCGAGTATTTCGAGTGTTTTCCCCGACCCTGACGAGTTTTTTTCGGTTTTGACTCAATGGTCGTACCTGTCATTGCAAATCTAGTGGCCATAATTCTCTTTTTTAATTTCTGTGTGTATTTGATCAGGTCTTGGAAAACCTGTGCGGTAGAATTCGATTGCCAAGTCGTTCATGAGATCAAAGTATTGACTCTCTGATAGGTCATCGAAACCACCTCTTCCATCGATAGTGACGTAATATCGATCCATTAAATCACTCTGGTCTTCTCATGCCCGACACGTACACGAGGATCACACCAGATTTCAAATCCTGCTTCTTTGGCATCAAGACAGAAAGATACGTCTTCGCCACACATATCCTGTACTTCGCCAGATTCAAATACTTGCATCTTGGGTGCGAACCACGGATACTTCATTTCGTTGTGCTCAAAGACTCCTTTCTTAATTAATAACCAACCAAAACCTGTATAGTCTACTGTAAATGGTTTTCTTCTCTTACTGATACTTTCAATTGTTTCATGATTCATGACACCACCACTTGCACGGAAGTCTTCTTCCTCTAACCAGTGTGCAACTGATGTAGTCTTTCCATCTTCTGTACAATACCAACCTGCTGCGATATCTTTTTCCATTAATACAATCTGATAAAACTTTTCAGAGTTAAAAACAATATCAGAGTCAATCCATAACTGATAGTCATAGTTAAGTTTACCATCCCAAGGTAACTGATCAGGTCCTCGAAGAACGTTTGCACCCAGACATTTACAACGGGCGAAATTTACCATTGATGAATAATCTTGTGATATTTGTATACTTGATCCGTTCTGTACAAGATCAAAACATAATTGTACAAAACTCTTTAGAAATGTATATGAAACTCCTCTACCAGGTAGACAGAATACTACTGTCTTTCCTCTCATAATTTCTTTTGCTTTGTCATAGTCCCACTCTGGGGCTTTTTCTGATTTCTTTGGGGTCTTTGCCTTAACTGTAAATCCTTTGGCCATAATGATTTTTAATTACATTCATATCATACATCATTATCTATACAATGTCAATAAGAATGCTCTTGTGTAATATCCGTATCAGTAACTTCCAAATATGTAATCTCTGAATTATAAGAGGTATATAATTTATTCCAAATTAATTCAAATTCATCCTCGTTTAAATTTTTAAAGATACATCTATCGTCGATGTATATGTGATAAGACTTTGTTCCTGTGTTAGTCGTCATCTTCTTTTTCTTTGATAATTAGTGCATCACCGTCAAACGTCCACTCTAGTTCAGTGTCCTCATACCATTCCATTTCATTTATGATGGATTCGGGAATTTTAGTGATGTATTCGTCGCTTACTGGATCAATCTCTATGGTGCTAAAAATTTTACCAGAAAATTTTTTCATAATGACTATCAACCTTTTTGAAATTATATAGTAGCGAAAAAATTTTTGAAATGCAAGGGTTAGATTTAACTCGGTTTCGTAACACTTTGTAGACTAATGGTACCTTGCGAATTATATATAAACCCCCAATCAAGGGGGCAACTGCTGATTCACGAACGAACGAACCGAGGGTTGTTGAAGTTTGCATAACTGAACGAACCCCTCCTAACTAATTTGATATGTCCCCACTCATTGAACTTTACAAACCCTTCGCCCTCATGAGATGATCCGTTTAATGTGACCTGTAACTCATCATCTACCTTACAAGTGTCCATATAATCTTCCTTCAGTGATGAGACTAACTTCCATAAGAACACCAAGCGACTGTTAGCAAACTCCTGTGGTTTTATCTCTTTACCCTCACGAATATACGAATTTAATTCCTTCTTAAGTGCTGTGACTTCTTTATCATCATTTAAAAAGTCAACTGTCTTTGCGAATATCTGGGCAAACTGGATCAGAGAACGAAGTTCACATAGATCCCCCTCTTCAACCTCTGGGCGAATGAACTTGACAAACCCGCTGCGATCCGATAGATTATTATGTAGTGGATACGGAACACCCTCATAATATGTTGTATGCGGTGCAATTACGATCTGCTCACTTGCCACTGTGGGGATAGTATAAGTTAAGGTGTTGGGTGTCCATGTGTGAGTACCACCGAAACCGATAAAATCCCCCTGATATATTGTCTTATCTCTGGAAGGCAACCAACGGAAACACGCTGTAAGTATTTCATGTAA